GGCGGGCGGATGGGGCCGCCGAAAAATAAAAGAAAAAAATCGAGGTTTTTGGATGAGATCAGAAGAAGCAAAAATTTTGAGTTTGCGTTTCAAAGACACGATCCTTGCAATGCGTGATTACAACCCGGCAGAAAAGGCGTTGGTCGATCAACTAGCCCAACAGTTCAGAGATTGGTTTGAGGCAAGTTTGATTCTCGACGAGCATGGTTTGATTACGGTCGGGAGTCAGGGCCAACCCCGGACCCATCCAGCACTTGACATCAAAAACAGTGCATCTGACCGAATGGAAAGATGGCTACGCAGACTTGGCTTGCTTGACGAAACGCCAGAAGCGGTCGATGCGTTAGACGAGTTGAAGAAGGAATTGTTGGCTGGATAAACCGCCCACTGATCTCGCCGGGTTTGACCCAACCCAAAATGCTGATGGGTACACCTTTGACCCTGGAAAAGCAGATCGGGCAATGAGATTCTTTGGACTGTGCTTGCAGCATCAAAAGGGAAAGTTTGCTGGTCAACAGTTCGAGTTGCTTGAATGGCAAAAAAATCTGATCGCCACAATCTTTGGTTGGGTGGATGAAGATGGGCTTCGCAGGTTCAAACGTGTCTGGCTTGAAGTACCCCGCAAGAATGGCAAAAGCACACTGAGCAGTGGCCTTGGCCTTTACATGCTTTTTGCTGATGGCGAAAAGGGTGCGGAAGTTGTGAGTGCTGCGTCTGACCGAGAGCAGGCCAGGATTGTGTTTGATGTCGCTGCGGGAATGGTCCGAGCCGATCCACTGCTCGCCAAGTCATCGAAGGTACTTCACAACACGATCAGGAACACGCTCACTGGCGGCACGTTCAAAGTTCTGTCTGCTGATGCTGGAACCAAGCACGGAATGAACCTATCGGGTTTGATATTTGATGAAGTCCATACCCAGAAGAATCGTGATCTGTGGGACACCTTGCATACCAGTCAGGGCAGCAGAGAGCAACCGTTGAGCGTTGCTATTACAACAGCCGGTCACGACAGAAACAGCATTGCATTTGAGCAACATGACTATGCAGAGAAGGTTCGTGATGGTGTGATTGAAGATCCAAAGTTCCTGCCGGTGATCTATGCAGCCAAGTCGGGCATGGATTGGACTAGCCCAGCCACCTGGAAACACGCGAATCCGAGCATCGGAACAGCGATATCAGAGGAATACTTGGCGGAAGAATGCAAGCGGGGCATTGATGTTCCAGCGTTTGCCAACTCTTTCATGCGTTTGCACCTGAACATCTGGACTGAAACTGAGACTCGATGGCTTCCGATTGAAAAGTATGACGATCTCTGTGGGGGTCAGATTGATGAGAACGAGCTTGTGAACCAGCCATGTTGGGTCGGAATTGACTTGGGAGCCACTCAAGATATGACTGCTGCGGTTGCTGTCTTTGCAACTGAGGGTGGTTCAGTGACGGTATTGCCGAAGTTCTATTTGCCTGCTGATGGTGTTATTGAGCGGGAACGCCGGTATAGGCAACCGTTTCGGCAGTGGGCTGATCAAGGCAAACTTCGATTAACACCGGGAGCAGTCACTGATTATGACTACATCTTCAACGACATCTTGGAAATGCGAGAAAGGTTTGATCTCCAAGAGTGTGCCCTTGATCGCTGGAATGCAACTGACTTCGCAATCAGGATGGACCGTGAAAGTATTCCTGTCGCTTTCTTCGGGCAAGGGTACGTAAGCATGAGTGCCCCAGCAAAAAGGTTGGAAGCATTGGTGGTTGGTGGCAAACTCAGGCATGGCAATCACCCGGTCATGCGGCAACATGCTTCCGTGGCTTGCATCGAGACTGATCCCGCTGGCAACATCAAGCCATCCAAGAAAAGCAGCAGGCATCACAGAGAACATATTGATGGAGTCGTAGCCATGTGCATGGGACTAGGCCGAATGATGGCACATCAAGGGTCAGAAGAAACAGCATCAGACATCTATGAACAAGGGGGGTTGCGTTGCCTCTAACTGATTGGTTTAGACGGAAGCCGGAGACAGAAGAACGGCATCTTGGTACGAGCAGCAATGTGGGTCTGTTTGGACTCCCATCGACAGCGGGTGTGAGGGTTGATGAAACTTCTGCCTTGCAGTTGTCAACTGTGTACGCCTGCGTTCGCATCATCTCAGAGTCAATCGCCAGCCTTCCGGTTCATGTCCATCGCAAGACACCAAACGGAGTACGGGAAGCAAGAGAGTTACCACTGACCAATGTGCTTGGGCAACAGGTGAACCCCGACTTGACCGCGTTCATGTTCTTTGAACTGATGGTGTCTCATGCTTGCCTTTATGGAAACGCCTACGCAGTCATTGAGCGTAACGCTCGCGGTCAGGTCACTGGGCTTGCTCCGATTGAACCCGCGTACGTCCAGGTGAACTTGACGGAATCGGGCCGCGTGGCTTACCGCATCACATCAAACAACACTGATGTTGCATTGCCTTCAGAGGACATCCTGCACATTCGTGGCCTTGGCCCTAACGGTTTGAAAGGTTATTCACCCGTTGCTTTGGCTAGAGAAGCCATTGGTCTTGGTCTTGCATCGGAAAGATATGGTGCTGCATACTTTGGTAATGCCGCTATGCCATCTGGTGTGTTGAGTGTGCCAGGCAAATTGAGTGATGAGGCTTTCAACAACCTTCGTCAGTCTTGGGAAAACCTGCATCGTGGAGCATCAAACTCGGCTCGTGTTGCGTTGCTCGAAGGTGGTATTGAGTTCAAGCCACTGAGCCTACCACCTAACGAAAGCCAGTTCCTACAGACTAGAAAGTTCCAGACGCTTGAGATTGCAAGGATGTATCGGGTTCCACCGACCCTGCTTGCTGAGTTGGATGGCTCTTCTTCCTATGGCTCGATTTACGAGTTGAACCGTGGCTTCGTAACTCACACCTTGACCCCGTGGGCTAGACGGATTGAGAACGAGCTGGAGAGCAAACTGCTTCCAAATGCTGACTACAAGATCACGTTCCATTTTGAAGAGATGTTGCGTGGTGACTTGGAGAGCAGATTCCGTGCATATCAGTTGGCACGACAGGCTGGTTTCCTGTCGATCAATGACATCCGTAGAGCAGAACAATTAGATCCTATTGGCGAAAATGGTGATGACTATCTAAGCCCATTGAATATGGAAAGATTGCAGCCTAGTCGGGCTACGTCTGAAAGAAGCATTGAACACCGTTCATTTGATCCTGCTGACCGTCAACGCATTGTTGATTCATTTAAACCTGCCCTGCTTGATTCACTCTCCGAAATGGTCGAACTTGAGATTGATGCAGTCGAGCAATATCGGGAAAAAGGGAATGAGCCTATTTTGACATGGGCCAGCCGGTACTTCGCGTCTGAGTATCAACGTCAACTGTTCACAATTATCTTGCCTGCTATTCGCAAATTCGCTTCACAACTCCATTCAAGTGCGATTGCAGAAGTGGGTGAGATGGATGGAATCAAGGACGAAGTTCTGCGGAACATTGCTGACAGATTTACAATCAGACGTTCTGTGCGTGCAAGAAGCAATCTTCAGTCAGAGGACATTGATCGTGTTCTCGAAATCTGGAGAGAAGAGAAGGCTGAAACAATTCTGGACTCAGAAATGCGAAGGCTCGAAGGTGCTTTGATGCTTGAGTTCTACCGCAATGCAGGGGTAGAAGAAGTTCAGTGGTTCAACGGTCCAGGTCAAAGATGGTCATCTCTCGAAGGCAGGCGTGTTCCTACTGGTGAGCCTTTTGTTCTGCGAGGCGAAACTGTCGTGTCCGATGATGGTGAAGAGTACGAAGCCCGAACTGATATTCGACATAGCCCACTAAACAGCAGTGACAACAGCACGATTAGGGCGGTTCGTGATGGCGACTGACTTTCCAAACAAGGGTGATGACAAAAAGATTTCACTCCGCAACTCGGAGCATCCACAGTTTGACCGTGGTTGGGCTGAAAGGTTGAAGTCCGATCACCCAGATGTATGGCGAGCTGGTGGCAACATCCGTGGGAATGAGGCTTTCAACCTGTGGGGCAAAGCCCGTGCTGGGTCTGAGACAGAAGCAGTTCTTGATTGGATCAAAGAGCGAGAAGCGTGGATTGCAAGGCACTTTCAAGATGGTGCGCAGTTCAAGAGTGGCAAATCACCGACCCTTTCTTCAATCGCTGGTGTTGTGGCCCAGATGAAATGGGGAACGATTGGGACTTTGGGAGAAGGCAAGATGAAAGAAGTCGTGAACGAAGTCATTGCCAAGCGTGAAAACCGTGCAGTATCAGCCAGAATTGAGAAGGCACTCAAACGCAAGGTGGAAGAACATAACGAAGAGTACGGAGACGATCCACGCAAGCGGGCCACTTACCGCATGTTGGAAGCCTGTTTCAAACGTGGAGTTGGTGCTTACAAGACCAATCCGCAGAGCGTCAGACCAAGCGTAACGAGTGCAGATCAGTGGGCTTTGGCTCGTGTGAATGGCCTGCTTTACGCCTTGCGGAACTTGAGATTCCGAAGAACTAAGTACGACACTGATTTGTTGCCAAAAGAACACCCTCTTTCGTCTAAAGGAAAAAACAGTATGCCTGAAAATATGAACGATGAACAACGTGAAAGAGTGGGGGAAGATAAATACACCACTCAAGAAGAAGCAGTGAGCCGAGCTGATGCCATCGGTTGCAGTGGTTTCCACACGATCACAGAGGATGGAGAAGAGATTTTCATGCCTTGTGAATCGCATGAGGAGTACCTCAAAACCATGTCAGAAGATTCTGAGACAGAAGAACCAATGACATCAAGACCAGGTTACAACAGATCAGAGGATAGGTTCTACGAGTCTCGTGCTTTGCAAAACATCGAGTTGAACGATGAGCATGATGAAGATGATGACAAGTTGCCAACCATTGTGGGTTACGCAGCAAAATTTGACTCTGACTCGCAAGACTTGGGTGGCTTCATCGAGCGTATTGACCGCAACGCCTTTGACCGAGCGTTAGAAGAAAGACACGATGTCCGTGCTTTGGTCGATCACGACTCAAGCAAAATCATCGGTCGCAGTGCGTCTGGCACGCTCCGAATGTCTACTGACGATGTTGGGCTGCGGGTTGAGATTGACCCAGCAAATACTCAGGCTGGTCGTGATGTGGTTGAATCTATCCGGCGTGGTGACATTGATGGCATGTCGTTTGGCTTTCAGGTCATTCGTGATGACTGGGCCGAGCGGGATGGCAAAGCACTGCGAACTATCCACGATTTGAGTCTCAAAGACGTATCGACCGTGAGTTTCCCTGCTTACCCAGCAACAGAAGTTGCATTGCGTTCACTTGACCGACAACTCAACCGGAAGGATGGCAATGGCTTGAGTGTTGGGCTTGCGAAGGCTCGTCTGAGACTCCAAGAACTTGAATAACCGAAAACAATTCAGCCGACTGGCTACGCAACTGCGTGGGGCAACTGCCCAAGTTTTCTTTCCACACATATAAAGCTCCAAATAGGGGAAATGTCTTGAAAATCAATGAACTGAAAGAACAGCGCGCAGGGCTTATCGCCAAATCGCGTGCTATCCTTGATGGTGCTGACCAAGAAGGTCGCTCCGTCCTGAACGCTGACGAGCAATCACGTTTTGAAAATCTCGAAGGTGAGATCGAACAACTCGGTCGCTCAATCGAGCAACGCCAATCACTCGACAAGATGGAAGCAGCTCAAGCCGCTGTTGAAGTTACTGCAGAAGTGCATAACCGAGAAGTCACCCGCGACTCTGGTGAGTACCGCAGTGCTTTCTTGAAGGCTATGGCTGGTGGCAACCTGTCGGCTGATGAAAGCCGTGCTTTGTCCATTGGAACCAACTCTGCTGGTGGCTTCCTGGCTACTACCACGATTGAACAGCAAATTGTCGAACTCCGTCAAGAGTTGAACTGGATGCGTCAAGCCGCAACCACGATGACTGTTGGCAATCAAACTGCTTTTGCTGTTGAGTCTGACATCGGTGCTGCAACCTACAAGGCCGAAAACTCATCCATTGATGAAGATGATCACGCCTTCTCACAAACTTCATTCTTCCCACGCCGACTCGGACGGATTATGAAGATCAGCAATCAGTTGCTTCGATTCAATGGAACTTTCTCTGAGGGTCAACTGGAATCCTACATCTCCAACTCTTTCGCCAAGCAGTTTGCTTCTGTCGAACTCCAGAAGTTCTTGGTCGGTGCGGGTTCTGCTTCCAACGAGCCAAAGGGTATCTTTGACGGTGCAACCAGTGGTAAGACTGCTGATGCTGCTGACTCTTTCACCGCAGATAACATTATTGATCTGTTCTACTCGGTGGCAAAAGAGTATCGTTCAGCCCCCGGAGCCGGTTGGATCTTCTCACCAGAAGCAACCCAAATCCTTCGTAAGTTGAAGGACAGCAACAACCAGTACCTCTTGACCCCAGGTTTGGGTGAGGCTCCTGATACCTTGCTTGGGAAGCCAATGTACGAGTCTGACTTCGTTGCTGCTGTTGCAACAACCACCACTCCAGTCGGATTTGGTGACTTGTCCTACTACTACATCGTTGACTTTGGTGGGTTTGAATTCACCTCACTCCCAGAACTCTACTCCGCCAGCGACCAAGTTGGTGTGAAGGGTATTGCCTACAACGATGGCAACCGAATGCTCAATGACGCATTCAAAGTTTTGACGATGGCTTGATAACCATTGAACCACGGAGTCTAGGGGGGAAACCCTCTAGGCTCTTTTATGTCTCAAATCCAGTCGAATCAAGCGGGGATGCTTGCTTTAGCGCAATCGGTACAGTCAATCTACACATTGATACAGAGTGCTCCAGAGTCAGGTGACTTTGTATCTGTAAGCGAGTGTAAAGATTGGTCCCGTGTTGATCTTAGTGATGATGATGTTCTTATTGGTGCATTGCGGACTGCTGCAATCAATTATGTGGAGAATGTCACCAAACTAAAGATGCTTCGTACAACTTTGACAGTTCGTTACAACCAGGTTCCAACATGGAATTCACTTGAACTGCCTTTTGGACCCTTTTTTTACAACGAGGCTTCTGATCTAACGATCACTTACACAGACACAAACGGTTCGAGTCAGACTTTTGCTGCGACAAACTATGTGACACCAGCTTCGGGAACATTCATCCCCGTGATCGGTTTGAAGCAGGGGAAAGAGTGGCCCACACTTGCGGAGCAAAACGCAGCCATTCAGGTCGAATACAAAGCAGGCATTGGTGTCGCCAGCCCAATCACCGGGATCGAAGTGGAGCCTTTGAAGTTGGCGGTCAAGATGTTGGTTGCCCACTGGTACGAGCATCGGGAAGCGGTAGATCCCGTCAAGATGCAGATTGTGCCTCATGGCGTGGACCGAATCTTGGCTCAGTACCAGACACAAAGGGCTTTCTAATGCGTTCAGGGATGCTGAGACATCGAATCACCGTGCAGAACTCATCTGTGACGGTAGACGCAATGGGTGAGCGGGATCACTCATACAGCGATGGTTTGTCCTGCTGGGCTAGGGTTGTTCCCACCAAAGAAACAGAGTTGCTCT